TCAACTTGCAAAGCCGGACCTGTAACGCCAATAAAGCGGCCAGGGCGGCGTACATTTACTGTGCTACCAATTTTTGCGCCAACTACAGCAAATTGGTCATCATAGTTACGATCAACTTGGCCGGTAAAAGTTAATTCATTTTCCAAGACCATCAAAGCTTCGTTTGTGATCTTGCTAATAGTTAGTAAATTATTACTCATGATATTTCCTTAAAAATTAAATTAGGTTTAACCTCATCGAATCTTGCCAGCAAGTCTAGCGGCTCTGTATTGTTGGAATGACATTTTTTCACCGTCAATCGCAACATCAGCAACACCACCAGTTGATCTTAATGGCCGAATCGGTTCGGGTGCATTAGATTTAGCCGCTACAGATTTTTTTTCCGCTTTAGCTGGGGCTTCAGTGTTTTCAAACTTAGCTTCCAACTTCCCAATTAGTTTTAATGCGCTTGATACTGACATGGTTGTTAGCTTTTCGGCTAACTCATCATCACTTGCAAGTTCATATAGGATTCTTGGTCCTACATCACTTTCAATAATTGCATCACGTACTGGATCACTTACTGCCACCGTACTAGATGCCACCATATCTTCGTAATCAGGTAATTCGGCTTTAGTAGCTTCAAGCTTTTGTTGCCAGGTTTGGATAACCTTTTGTTTCTGCGTTTCAGCTTCTTTTTGCCGTACTTCCATTTCACGTTTTACCAACGCTTGTTCCGCTGACCATTCTGCTAACGCTTCCGCATATTCAAAAGCATCATTAAAATTTTCAGGTGACGGTTTTTGATTGCTTGCCGGTACCGATTGTGGTTGTGGTGCCGGATTGCTTTCAAGTGCCGCCAAACGCTTTTCCAATTCTTCTGCCCTAGCTTCCGCTTCTTTACGGGCTTTGGTCAGTTCAGAAAAACGCTTTTCTAACTTTGGGTTTTGCTTCTTTTCTTCTGTTTCGGTTGCTTCATCTTTAGCTAATTTCGGTTCACTCTGTCCTTCTTCTGCCGCTGGCTCTGAACTGGATTCATCATCTACAGTATCAGCCACAGTTGGGCTTTGTTCGGAAGCTAAACCTAATTTATTAGCATTAAAATCCGCTAAATTTTCACTTGTTACTACTGTGCTAGCCTGTTTGGGTTGGGCTACTTCTGCTGCTTGTGTTTCTGACATGGTTTTTATCCCAAGAATTAACCCAATGTTGCCGCATTGGTACGGTTTTCACTATCTTAATACTATTTACGATTTTGTCAATTATTGCTTGTCGTTTAATTCTTTTAATATTGCATCTACTGCGCCTTTATGGCCTAAAGCAGCTTTAAGCTTTGCATATTTTGGATGTTTTTTAGCCCGTTCTACTTGTTCATTTCCCATCTTTTTTGTTTTTTCTGAATCACTTTTTGCCATTGGTTTTTCTTCGGCTTCTGGCTGATCTTTTATCACGCCTTTTTTCTTCAAAAAATCCATATCAAATTCAGCTTTGTTTTCACTAGTTACTGTAGGCATTTTGCGCTCCATTAGATAATATATATTAATGCAACATTATTGCATTGGCTGGCCTTCTTGCGGCATTTGTTCCTGCTGCATTTGTTGTTGTTGCTGCATTTGTTGTTGTTGCATTTGTTGCACTTGTTCTGGTGTTGGCGGCATCATTATTTGCATATTATCTTCAATAGCTTGTGCTGCACGATCCATACGTTCATTTTGATCCGTGTTTCTTGCCCGTATTTCAGCTTCTAATCTTGCCGTATCCATGTGGCCAAGAATCAGTTTCATTAACGAATCAATTTCAGTTTTGTTCTGTGAAGTAATCGAACGGGTGTTTTGATCATGCAATTTAACTTCTGCTGCCAATACTGCACGGCGATCTTCACCAACTTGGCGTACCTGTTCAACATCTTGACGATTCTTGATCATCATTTGTAGCTGCTGGATTTGCTGCGCCATTTGCTGCATTTGCTGCTGACTATTAGCTAATTGCATTTGTACTTGTGGCGGTATCGGCGATTTATCATCAATTTGCGCCAACGGATTAACCGATGCCAAACGATCTGCAATTATTTCTGCGCCTGGGAAGTCCATATTGCGGAATATCAAATCACCGGCTTGTTGCATTAAGCCAGGATCAGCAGCCAACAATGTCATCATTGAATCAGCAGCTTCTTGGCGTTTGGTGTTGTAGCCTGGTCCTGTATCCATAACAATGTCATATTCGCCCACCGTTACGTCATTCAGCAATATTTCTATGCCGTTTTCATCTTTTTGGCCAGTTCTTTGGTTGATGGTGACTAAATCAGGTTTGCCATCATCACCAACAATACGCATTACACGTTCGGCACTATAAATTTTAGGTATCAAATCCAATATCTGGCGGCCACAATACGCAATTGAACGTGTCAAATTGTCGTAATAGTGGAAGTTTGTCATGTCCACTTGGCCTTGTTGGCCTTGCAATGCTTTTCCGCTTATGTTGCCCTGCGGTAATTGGCTAGGATCAAATATACCTACTACAGCCTGTAAATCAGCAGTAATTGATTGTGCTGCGGCCATGATTGCAGCCGGTGGTTGTTCCGGTGCCTGGCGAATTGGTGGTGGTGCCGGCTGGCCATTAATATCTGTTTGCTTATAACGCAAGTAAGCATAGGAAGTATTGTTAGCATTTGCCCATTCTGTTTCGTGGCCTTCATCCTGACCTTCAGCCATGATCCATTTAGCCCGTGGCGCAAGTGCTACGGATTCTGTCATTGATGTTTGCCAGAAGTTGTACATACGCTGTGCATCTTTGGCCATACGAACCAGGCCAAATTTCTTGCGTTTGTTATCCACAACACATTGCTGGCCATACACCGGAATAATTGGAATGTATTTACCAGCCCAAATGCCTTCTTCTAAAACTTCCATTGCGGTTACTTTGCACCATTTGATTGCCTTCTTTAACGTTTTGCGGCGGCTAACTTCATAAATGCCGGCCATATCCATTACATCAGCATCAGGCAATTCATCTTCATAAGAAGTTGTGCCATCAGATAGCAACACCAAATGCGTTGGAACCAATTCCGTGTAAAAGTATTCAGCAATGCGTATATCGTGTTTTGTTACCCATTCTATATTTGCATCACCCGTACCACGGGCTACAAAACTACCGCCATCATCACGGCCAGGATACATTTTCCTGAAGTTTTCTTTTGATAACACAACTGTTACCAAACACTTTTCAGCATCCGATCCATCAGGTGCCGTGGAATTAGGATCAAAGTAAACGGTGAACGGGTTTTCAATTGGTTTGATGTAGATTTCCTGATCAAACGAATCGGGGCGCACATAATCTGTAGTTACACGGAAATAGCCCCAGCCCATACGTACAGCAAAATCAAACGCTGTGTCATAAGCATGATCAGCATTGGAATTAACTTCAACGTGGCGGCAAATACCTGTGACCAATTCAGCCAGCTTTGCATCAGTTTGGTTGTTCATGCCCTGCGCTTTGATGCGTGGGCGTTGCTGGCGTTGCTGGTTGGTTATCTGGCGGCAATAGGCATCTAGCTTATTGATTGTTAGGCATGGCCTGGCTTCCAAGTTACGGCTGTTTTGAATTTCTACTGGCCATTGATCACCAGCAGCAAATTTAACGTCATCTAAAGCTTCAGCACGGTTAGTTGTGTCGGATTCAGCAGCTTGTCTTAGGAAGTCGATTGCATCCGAAATTCTAGTATCGTTGTCGTTGCCGTTGTCGTAATTAACTTCTTCGTAATATGTATCAGCCATTTTTATCCCATCCAGCTTGCCGGTGCCCGTTGATTTGCCCGTTGTGGTGCGGCTTTTCTAGGCTCATTAATCATTAAACCAATATATCGGAACGCATCAGCCCCGTGCGAATATTCATCATGTAGCGGCTTGGGGCTAAACACTTTAGATTCGGGGTCAACATCATACCGATAATGTCGCAAACATTGTAGCCCTTCTTCAGTATTTTGCCTATCAAAGTAGCATCTATTGAATATCGTTCTGGCTGCGTTAATGCTATCTGCTACCGGCACCCGATCCAATACCTGCACCTTGTATCCGCTTGCCCGTACTATTTCTTCGATGGATTTGCCGGTGCCTAATGATTTAGCTTTGGCATCATGCGGCAACCATATCGTGTCGTACAAATACCCAAATGATTGCAGCTTGGCCATGTAATAACTCATGGTTTGCTGGCTATCTTCAAAGTAACGCAATAGCCTGGTTTCCTGCCCCACAAATTGCAATATCCAACAAGCAGTTTGGTCTGCCCACCCTAAGTCGAATACAGCATGAACTGGCTTGGTAGCATCATAAGGAACATTGCATATACGGCCTTCCAATTCGGCCATAGTCAGTTCTTTGGCAAATATAGCCCCATCTACCGTTTGGCGTGGAATACCTTCCCAAACGTTGTTGTACGCTTCCAAATCACGGGCTTGCAATGACCTGCGTTCTAAATCCAATACTTCAGGGAACCACGGGTTGTCGTTCCAGTTGATCTTTTGGACTACCGAATTTTCTGGTGGATTCAGCACGAACCGCTTCCAGGTTTCATCAGTTGGCAATTCAGGATTAAAGCTTATCCATATTTCAGAATCGGCTTTACGGATGGTTGGCACCAATACATTCCAACTATTTGGGCTAACTGATTGCGCTTCTTCCACCCAGCAAATATCAATACCTTCAATGGATTTGACGTTGTTGGTGTTGTTCTTAACGCCTACAAATATGAATTCAGAACCATTTATGCCACGTATTGTGGTTTGGGTAATTTCGTAATGGGCTTCCAGTTCAAGCTTATTAATCTGGTCGCACAATAGCTTGTGTACCGAATCCCTGATACTGGTTTGGAATTCACGGGCGCACAATACCCGTATTGGTTGTTCGCATCCCTTCAGCAGTAACGCACGGGCTATGTTCCAGGATTTGGAACCGCCACGCCCACCGTAAAGAATTCTGTAACGTGATTTTTCAGGTACAAATAAGCATTTGAGTTTGGCTGGAAACCTAACTTTGGCCTTAATTTCCTGAATCGTTGACATTGCTTGGTTCTTCAAACGTTAATACAAATCCCGTCTTTAGCTGCATCCCGTCTGGACCACTAATTTCTTGTTTAACTCGATCTGAATAGTTCTTTGGAAACCTAGCCGCCATTGAACGTGACCATAAGCCGGTGTTGATTCTTTCGCCATCCTTGTGTTCAATCAAGTTGGCTTGGGCTTGATCTTCCCACCAAGTTTGTGCATACCCGTGGGCATCTTCCAAGGAAGTCCGAAATTCTTCGTGTTCTTCACGCCAACGCTTAAATGTTGTTATTCCAACATCTAGCATTGATGCCATTTGTTCGAAAGATTTACCCAACTTACCCAGTTCTATTACCTTTTCGCAATAGGCTGGATCGTATTTAGATGGGCGGCCTACGGGGTTTGTCATTATGCAGCTTCTTTTTCTTCACTAGCTTTTTTGACAATAGTAATATCTTCTGGCTTGATCTGGCCATTTTGTGCCAAAAATTGCTGATTAGCGGATTCAAGCAGTCTATTGTGCAATTGTTCTACTACTTCCATTGGAAGCTTCTTTAAGCCAGCTAATACTAATTGCGCTTCTTGGATGGTTAAATCACCGAAATTAATAATCATTTTTTTCCCTTCGTTGTTGATTTTTTTGCAGCTTCACGCTTTTCAGAATAGGCGATTGCTACGGCTTGCTTGACCGGCTTACCGGATTTTACTTCTGCCCTTATGTTTTCCTTAAAGGCTTTATCACTAGTTGATTTCTTTAATGGTCCTTTAGCGTTCTTCACTACGCCTTCCATCCTTGCACAAAATGATTTCTTACGGCCTTCATCAGCCTTTGTTTTAGGATTTGGGGCGGGTGGCTTTAGATTGCTATTGTTCTTAGCGTTATACTCCGCACGGCCTTTTGCTGTCATGCCGGCACCCTTGTCGGTGGCATTATATGTTTTGCCTTTGCCGGTGGTCTTATGTTCAATTGGCTTATCGTGCTTTTTTGTCATTTCTTTGCCGTTTTAGCTGCTTGTTTAAAAGCTTCTTTGGTTGGTGCGCCTTTGGTGCCAGGCTTACGCATTTTTTCTACTGGCTCACCTTCAGCTTTTTGGCGTTCAATACGTTCTTGCTTTTTATGAATGTTGGCATATAAGCCAGGTTTAGCTGCCATTTGCTTTTCCTTTACAGTTTTTACGGCTTTAAACGTTTTTCTTGGCCTTGCTCGTTTAACTTGGGGCATTGGCCTGATAATTTCAATAACTTCTGGCTCTGGCTGCCTGTGCGGCTCAAAGAAATGCAAAGCCCATTTAATTAGTCGTTTGATCATCATGTTGCCCTGTAACAAAACATACGTCTTGCCATGACATTATCAGATAACGTTGGCCATTAGTAAAGTATTCTTGATATTTTAGATATTCGGCGTTTGGATCGTCACTCATGGTGCCAAATCTTACGTGTTCGCCTACTTTTACTGGCATGGGTTCACGGCGATTGCCGATCTTTTTACCTTGTCCTACTGCTACCACGGTTCCCATATTGTCATGTTCTTTGTTAGATACATGAATAACTGAACTTAAAACACGAACATCCGGCTTGACAACTATTTTGTCAGCCAGCGGTTTAAGTATAAAATCGGCATCAGCCATTGCAAGTTCTCCGTTTACTTGTAGTGGTTAGAAAGCCCCTAGTACCCTTCACGGCTAGGGGTTTTCGTTTATTACTGATTAATTAGTCGCAATTTTTGTAGCAATCACGGGTGTGCGTATAGCAAACACCTTCTGTACGGCCTGTGTTGAATTGATTGTCTTTGCCGGTCATATCTTCTTTACCCATAGCAACGCCGCCTACCAGCTTGCCTTTGCGCTCGCCTGACATATCAGCAGCATTAGCACCTTTTGGTGGGGTTGCGCCAGTTGTTGAAGGTACGCCCTTCATTGAATCCATTTTGCCCATGTTAAGTTCTCCAAAGTGATGGGGGGGGTTACAAACTACATTTTCCGCTATTTTACTACCTTGTCAATACTAAATTACTTCTATCATTACATCAACGCCGCCGCCCTTACGTTGTTCTTTGCGCTCAATAGTTAAAATGTCAATCTGGCCATCATTATCGTAAACGCCGGCATCTTCTAAACCGTCTAAAACAGCCTTCAGCCGATTATCCAAATCAGTTATTACCTTTGATCGTGGATACAAATATAACGTCACATTAAGCCGCTGTTCGCCAAATTTCGGTATGTTCTGCGCTATTACACATTCCGATACCGTACTTTTAAATTCACGGCCAACTTTGCTTAATACCGTGTTGCCCCTAAAGTTGCGCCAATAGGTATTTACGCTGGGTGGATACGGAAGTTTAATTATTGTCATTTAATAATTGGTTCGTCTTTTCAAGCAAATCT